ATGGATCTCTATATTCTTGATTTGCCAACCGACTTTGATCTTCTGACATTTTATACTGAACAGGGCCATACGGTACTGGTTGGCTCAGGACTTAAGCTAAAACCCTCCCGTTACCCGCTGGGAGAGTTTCTAACCTGCGTAAATGTGACCAAGCGTTTGCTCAGAGTGCAGTCATTTTGGGTTTGGACACCTTGGCAGCTTTTTCGATTTCTGATCGATCAACCATCGCGAAATGGTTCATGGCGTTTAGTGTCGAGGAATATGGCATAGGAAGTAAGTTTTCAACTTGACATTCAATCTATAAAGGGTATATATTCCTATTATCGGTGAACGGGCCTACCACTCTCCGCCCGATATTTCTCACATTGCAGTTGGAAACGGAGTAGCGTTCATGGGTGAGCTCTCGCTTGAGGCCATTTTATCACGGTACCAGGCTGCCCAGAGCCGTCGTCGCCCATGGGAAAGTCTTTGGAGAGATTGTTACACCTACGCCCTTCCGCAGCGGGGGCATGGCTTCGGCTTGGAATTCGACTCAGCTAGGCGACACGCGGAACGTCTGTTCGATGGAACGGCCACGGACGCTGTAGAACAGCTTGCAGCATCACTGCTTGCCGAGTTGACGCCGCCCTGGTCACAATGGTTTGGCCTTGTGCCTGGATATGATGTCACCGAGACTGAACGTTCATTTGCTTCGGAAGAACTTGACCGGGTCACGCAAATAGCTCAAGGACATTTCGACCGTTCTAATTTTGCCGTCGAAATCCACCAAGCCTTTCTTGACCTTACGACGGTCGGCAGCGCGACTCTCTTATTTGAGGAAGCTCCGCTCGGCGTTTCCAGCGCCTTTAGACTCACGGCGGTGCCAATGTCCGAAATGCACTTCGAGTCTGGACCAGACGACGAAATCCTTGGACATTTTCGAAGTCGAAGCTTGCCGCTTCAAGCTCTGAAATCACTTTTTCCTCAAGCAGAATTGCCGGAGCGACTTGGGTCTTGCTCCGCCGACAGAACAGAACACGCCCTGCCTGTTGTTGAAGCTGTATTGCCTGACAACGATAGCTTTCTCTACACCGCCTTATTGTTGGATCGAGCGGATAAGCCAACACTGCTCGCGAGAGGTATCTTGAGTGCCTCCCCCTTTATCAGCTTTCGCTGGCTAAAGGGTGCCTCCGAAGTTTACGGACGATCGCCTATCATGACTGCGCTACCAGATATTAAAACCGTTAACAAAGTTGTCGAACTCGTACTCAAGAATGCTTCGATCGCTGTCACTGGTATTTGGCAAGCCGAAGATGATGGCGTTCTAAATCCGGCCAATATACGCCTTGTCCCAGGAACGATTATACCGAAGGCTGTTGGTTCCTCAGGTTTAACGCCACTGCAGTCGCCCGGGCGATTCGATGTTTCAAATCTGATGCTGGATGATCTCCGTGGACGCATTCGCCACACTTTGTTGGTGGATCGGCTCGGGCCGCTTGGTGGGCGAAAAATGACAGCGACTGAAATCCTCGAGCGCAGCAGCGAAATGTCCAGGTTGTTGGGTGCTACTTATGGCCGGCTTCAAGCTGAGCTTTTGACGCCTTTGATCGGTCAAGCCATGCGAATCCTTAGACGTCGAGGGGAGATTCCCGATATTGTCCTAGATGGCCGGACGATCGATCTGCAATATCGTTCGCCGCTGGCGCGGCTGCAGGCCAGGGATGACATTCGGAATACACTGACATGGCTCGAAACAAGTGCGCAGCTTGGCCAGGAGGCGATGCAGTCGGTGGATATACCAGCTACAGCACGCTGGCTTGGCGAGAGATTGGGAGTCCCCGGTCAGCTTATTCGAGACGTTTCACCAGCAGCAGAAATCATCAATCAACTGCTCCCTGTTGAAGAAACTGAGGGCTGATGAATGACGGACAATATCTCTGTTGAAGAGGATGCGGATGCTTGGGCATGGTTTGATACCGACTCGGTCAAGACAGTCGATTTTGATGACAGCGAACTCATGCGTTCATTCACACGCTGCTTTAAGGGCGCTGATGGCGCACTTGTCCTAACGCATCTTAGACAAACCATCCTCGAGAGACGACTTGGCCCTAAAGCTAGTGATGCCGAGCTCCGATTTCTGGAAGGTCAGCGATCTGTCGTTGCCCATATCATCTCGGTGCTGGAACGCGACCGATCCTAGACTGGATCATTACACATTGAAACTAGCAACAATCAGGATCATGTGATGAGTCATCAAGAACTGCCTGCCGGCGGAGATACCGTCGAATCTCTTGATAATTCTGACGATGCATCAGCAGAGCCTTCGAAACTCGGGCTCAACGATGCGTTTGCAGCATCAATGGATGGCGAAAATCCGTCGAGTGATGTGCCAGGTAGCGATTTAGTCGAGCGACCAAATGATGTTCCAGAGAAGTTCTGGGACGCATCAACGAACACCCTTCGGACCGAAGCTCTCTTGAAGTCCTATCTTCAGTTGGAGAAAAAGCTCGGAGCAATGGTGCCACTACCGACAGATGGTGATCCCGAAAGTCGTCAGAAGCTTCAGCGTGTTCTGGGCCGGCCTGACTCACCTGACGAATATGATATAGATGCACCGCATGAGCTCCTTTCTTCTGATCCAGAGATAAACGTAAAGCTGCATGACGCTGGCCTTACATCTGAACAAGCTCAACTTGTTTACGATCTTGCGGCTGAACACATGCTTCCGATCATTGAGAAAGTGAATGTTGAAGCAAATCAGGCCCAAGAGCTATCTCAGTTAACAGAGCACTTCGGCGGTGAACAGGCTTGGCAAGCGATTGCTCCCCAGATCAAGAGCTGGGCAGAAGCAAACTTGAATGAAGAAGTCTACGGGGCTCTCGGATCTAGTTGCGATGGCATCGTAGCCATTCATCAAATGATGCAGAGCCGCGAGCCCAGTTTGATATCTGAAACAGCTGTGCCCTCCGATGGCCTTGATAAGGACATGCTTACTCAGATGATGCGTGATCCAAAATATTGGCGCGACCACGATCCAGCTTTCATAAAGCGTGTAACCGAAGGTTACAAGCAGCTCTATGGCTGAGGCCAGCTTATCGAGAGGGCGAACCGGCTGCGACGCTTGCGAACTATAAAACACTCGGAACCTTGGTTACTTATCCCGAATGCCGCGATCGAAGGAGACAACAATGGCTAGACTGCGCAGCAAAGGGCCAAGCGCGACACGTTTGGTGCGAGATGATGATAATGTGCCAATGCCGATTATGCCTTGGGGTAACACGCACAATCTGGCACCAAACGAGACCGCTGCCGATCGTAATACGACGCCGATTACGGATACCTGCGGTGTCGTAAGTGTTATCGCCATCGGTGGCGGAGCACACTTTCGTCAAGGCGATGTGACGGTTATCGCGACGACTGATGATCCTTTCTTGCCGGAGGGGATTTGGCATGAGCTTCCCGTTTTTGAAGGCGGTGCTACCAGCCATATTTCCTTTATTGCATCCAACGGCTCCGGCAGCATCGTCACCCAGATTTGCGAAAGGCAATAGACGATGACGTCGCTTAGCCTTCCAACTTCCAGACGGTTGGGCCTGGGCAGAAAGCGCAAAACGGCTGAGTCGGACGTTCTTCCACCCCCGGAAGGTGAGGCATGGTCCGATTCGACGTTTTGGACCGATGACACCGGATGGGTGGAAACCTGATTATCCGCATTTCCCAGTCATGATCGCCGTTACTCCATCTTTTGTGATCTCAAAATAGATCGAAGCTGCGTCTCGTATTTCGAAGTCTATGTTTGAGATTGCCTTCAAGTTCCATTGGATTGGACTCACGGATCACCCCTTTGTCCTGAGTGGGCCCGTGCAGACTGATCCCGCTTAGATGGCGCGCAGCCGTCCAGACCGCGGCCCTGCAAATCCGCAGGACACACCGTGCGTTGTCTCTCGCTGTACTCCAACGGAGGGACGAACGTGTCCACATCCATAGATCAAGCGTTCATCAAACAGTTTGAGGAAGAAGTTCATCAAGCATATCAGCGGATGGGCTCCAAGCTCCGAAATACCGTACGTGTCAAGAATGGCATTCAGGGTAGCTCGACCGTCTTTCAAAAGGTCGGCAAAGGCACTGCCTCGACTAAGGCCAGGCACGGCAAAGTACCGGTCATGAACATTGACCACACACCTGTCGAATGTCCACTTGAAGACTACTATGCTGGCGATTGGGTTGATCATCTCGATGAGCTGAAGATCAACATCGACGAGCGTCAAGTTTTGGCTAGCGCTGGTGCATTCGCACTCGGCCGCAAGACGGACGAACTGATCATCGGTGCTCTTTCAGCGACGACTAACGTTGCCGGTGCTGGGACGGACGGGTTGACAAAAGCCAAGGTCCTCGAGGCTTTCGAGACTCTTGGTGACAATGACGTGCCCGATGACGGTCAACGTTACGCTGTCATTGGCTGGAAACAGTGGTCGGAACTTCTCGACATCGAGGAGTTTGCTAATGCCGACTATGTTGGTCCGGATGAACTTCCTTGGCGCGGCACACAAGCCAAGCACTGGCTCGGTACCATGTGGATGCCCCACTCCGGCCTCGAGTTGGTTAGCGATGTTCGCCGGTGCTTCTGGTACCACCGCAGCGCCATTGGTCACGCTGTCGGCCAGGATGTAGTTACCGACGTCACCTGGCATGGCGATCGCGCAGCCCACTTTGTTTCGAACTCGATGAGCCAGGGCTCCTGCCTGATTGATGGCGAAGGCGTCGTCGAAATGCCCAGCCTGGAGAGCTAAGAATGGCCTATGATCCTAATAATCTGAGCGCTCTCACTTATGCCAACGGCTTCACGCTTTGGCATTACAAGACCGCCGATCTCTCAGCTGATGTCGATACGACGGGCTACTTCAATGAAGCAGCCAACATGCTCCGAATCGGCGATTTCATCATGGCCAATACGGCGATCGATGCCACCGTCTCGAGCGGCGTCTTCATCGTAAGAGCTAATGATGCATCCGGTGTCGATGTGGCTAATATCAGCAGCTTTGGCCTCGCGAACACCGACTAAAGAAAGATCAAACAAAACTCAAGTGGGTAAGAGATGATGGATGGGCGGAGTCTATTCCGCCCATCCGTTCCAACCAATCAGGTGCCAACCTAAGTAACGATCGTCAGTACAGGAGACAATCATTGCAGACAAAGTTGCTAGTCGCTTTCATGACTGTGATGCTGATCTCCGCGTACAGAACAGACGCAGCGGAGGTTACTCTAAAAAAGACTGATTGCGATGGCCCATCACTCGAGAACTTTGAAAGCCGATTTCCTACTGATGTAAAAAGGTTAATCATTGATACAGCGATGCTTGGCCCCTTCGTGGAACTTTGGCGAGCCGGATCCAGGCCAGCCCTTCCTAGACGCCCGGAACGCGTCATCATCTACGCGCTGCCTAATCTACCGCTGATCATCGGATATGAAGAAGGGCACTGCATTATCGCTTACCTGACCATGGATAGTTCTGTTCTCTGGCGGTGGCTACGTCCCCGTCTTGGTTGGCAAGTCTGACATCGCCCAACTTCCCGAAATCGAGCCAAGGACGCTAGACCATGTCTCTCAGCAATGTTGAGCTCTGTTCGGCCGCCCTCGTGAAACTTGGGGCAGCGAGCATTTCCTCCTTTGACGACGGCACAGCTGAAGCGGACGTCGCGAAAACTCTTTATAACGTTGTTCGAGATGGTTTGTTGGGTCTGCATCCGTGGTCCTTTGCGACAGCCCATGCTGAGCTCACTAGCCTGCTAACATCTCCTGCGACTGACTTCGATCATGCCTTTGATTTGCCGCCTGACTTCATCAAGGCATTGTCGGCGGGTGACGAAGAACGCGGGCGCGGTATTGTCTACCAACTGATCGGCAACGAGCTCCATACCAACTATGAAGAAGTCACTCTCGCCTATGTTAAGCGCGCAGATGAGGCCGACTTCCCAACGTATTTTGTTTCCGCATTAATAAACCGTCTGGCCGCGGAGTTTTGCCTTCCTCTCACTGAGAATACGAGCCGATCGGACCTTCTATACAAGCTGGCAGACACGGAACTTCGTCTGGCAAAGTTGATTGACAGCCAGCAGGACACTCCACCTCGGGTGGAAGACTTCACGCTTATTGAGGCTCGCACAGCATGACGCGCGTCAACGTTCTTCAAACTGACTTCACGTCCGGCGAATTGGATCCGCGACTGCTCGGTAGAACCGACCTTAGAACATACGAGAATGGCGCTGCACGTTTAGAGAATGTCGTTGTTGAAACCACAGGTGGAGCAAGACGCCGTCCCGGCATGGCTTATATTACCACGGCACCCGGTCGAGGCAGGATTACAATTTTTGAGCCAAGCTCTGGAGGCACCTACCTCCTAGTCTTTACCGATCAACAGCTCGATATTTACGAAGACGATAGTTTGATATCGACATTGCCGACCCCTTGGGGTGAGGAGGACATCAAACAGATCACCTGGGGTGAGCTCGATAACAGCGTCATCGTCACCCATCCAAATCATATTCCCCAGCAAGTTACCAAGTTATCCGACTTGAATTGGACAATCGATGATCTGGTTTTTTCGGAGAAAGAGACGGGGCTTATTTGTGCTCCTTTTGTGCGTTTCGCTAACCCTGAGGTGACGCTCACCGCGAATGGCACTGCTGCCATCGTCTCGCTGACGGCATCCGACGATGTTTTTCTCTCAGGTCATATTGGAACGGTGTTCCGCATTCAAGGTGAGCAGATCAGAATAACCAACATCGCAACACCATCTCAAGCAGATGGTCAGGCACTCGATTCCAGCTTTGCACCCATCGCCGCTACGACGAATTGGGATGAACAAGCATTCAGCGACGCAAGGGGCTACCCAATTGCTCTAACCTTCCACCAAAACCGCATGGTAATAGGTGGCTCCCGAGATCTCCCCAATTCCCTTTGGTTGTCAAAAACTGGCCAACTTCTTAACTTCGATCTAGGTATTGGCCTTGATGATGAGGCCATCGCATTTCGTCTCGCAGCCAACGAAACTCAGGCGATCCGATCGCTGGTTTCAGGACGTCATCTCCAGATCTTCACGAGCGTTGGCGAATGGATCGTCACTGGTTCACCACTGACGCCAACAAATCTGCAGGTCCGCCGTCAAAGTCGAATCGGATCGCCGATCGATCGGCAGGTGCCGCCGCGCGACGTTGATGGCGCTACACTATTCGCAGCAAGGAATGGGCGGGAGATCCGCGAATTTCTCTTCACCGATACAGAACAAGCCTACCAAGCGCCTGATTTGGCGCTCCTGGCCAGGCATCTGGTAGTTACACCAACAGATCAGGCATTCGACCGGGGACGGCGGCTATTTCTCATAGCGATGTCGGACGGATCTGTTGCCAGCATTGGCATTTATCGAAATGCCGACATCGTAGCTTGGAGCAAACAGACAACGAATGGCGCCGTCCTTTCAATCGCTGCCAGTGAGACGAAGACGTTTCTCCTTGTTGAGAGAACCAATGGGGTTTTCATCGAAGAACTCATTGATAGTCTGTTTGTCGATGCCGGTGTTTCGTTAGGCCAGCGGACTCCGACGACAACCTGGGCTGGGTTAGACCATCTAGAGGGCCAGTCGGTAACTGTTATTGCTGACGATCTTATGATCAGTGATGTTCAAGTGTCCGGTGGTCAAATAGTCCTTAGCGAAGCAGCAACGAATGTAACAGTTGGTCTTCCTTACACCCACGTTGTCGAACCTTTGCCACCCGCTGTATCTTCTGCGCGCGGAAAGACGCAAGAGCCTCTTTATCGCCCGGTGAGGCTGGTGTTTCGAGTTCTGGAGACTAGCAGCTTCCGCGTGGATACCGGCAGCGGCTTTCGCGAACTTCTGTTCTTCGAGCCAGGGACGGGCCCAGCCAACTCTGATTCGACTCCATTTTCTGGTGACCAAACCTTGCGAGCTCTTGGATGGCGGCGGGGTCCAGATCAGCCTCCATGGCGAATTGAACAGTCCACACCTCTACCTTTCATACTTCTATCTGCAACCACTGAAATGAAGGTGAACAGCTGATGGGTGCACTAAGCAGCCTAGCCACAGTCGGCCTGAATCTTGCTCTTGCTGATCAAGCACAAAAACGTCAGACAAGAGAAGTAAATACAAAGCGTGATGAAGATATCCGTAAGATTGAACAGCAAGATTCGGAGGAACGCAGGCGTGCCGCGAACCAGCTTCGCCGACAGCTTGCCACGCAACGTGCCCGCGCTGGAGCTGCCGGCTTGAACACCAGTGCGTCATCTACCGCAGTTCTTCGCGGCCTCATCCAAGAAGCGGCAACTGCTGACCAGGCCCGCCGAAATCAATCTGCCCAGGCGATCGAAACTATCAATAGAGGTGCACGTAGTGCCAGACGTGCAAATCTTCTCGATTTAGCTGGTACAACAGCAAGAAGCAGCCTGTCACAATTCAATAGCGGCCAGCGTACCTCTCTTCTCGGTTAGTGTTTTTCTCAACTTGAGGCATTTGTTCGATGTTGACTGGGTTAACGCGTGCCAAGAGTGTGTTCGCTGGTATTTTCGGATATCTTGTCAACATCGAGCAGCTCAATATTGATAGTAACTTCTAGATTAGCATAATCAGAAATTTCGATACAACGGTACATCATTGGAAATTACCATTTTCGAATCTTTTGAACACATTTTTTCAACCCAAAGCAATCACTCACTCAAGCCGCGAGTACAAAATCAATGGGTGAACTTAGGGATATCACGCGTTCTGATCGAAACCAGGTAAGTTTTTCTCAATTTATTTGGCTCTGGAATCGTTATCAATCGCAAACAACACCAAGATTACATTTCGAGATTGCAGATTGGTTGAATCAACGATGGCGAAATGGTGATCGTAAGCTGTTACTTCTTTGCTTTAGAAGTGCAGGTAAATCGACGCTCATCGGGCTTTTTTGCGCATGGTTGCTTTCCAAATATCCTGATCTTAGGATAATTGTATTGTCCGCAGAATTTGATCTTGCCAAGAAGATGGTGCGTAACGTCAAGTCTATCGTGGAGCGTCATCCTCTAACAAATGACCTGATTCCTGATCGTACAGCCCAATGGACTGCTGACCAATTCACAGTTAGGCGGATGGCGACGTTGCGTGATCCATCTCTTCTAGCACGAGGCATAGGTTCCAACATTACTGGGTCGCGCGCCGACATTATTATTTCCGATGATGTGGAAGTTCCTAATACTTGCCAAACATTGAGAAAGCGTGAGGAACTTCGCGAGCGATTACATGAAGTCAATTATGTTCTTGTTCCTGGTGGGTTACAGCTCTACGCAGGCACTCCTCACAGCATCCATTCGATATATTCCGATCAGGCGGGTGATGATGAAGAGCAACCTTTCCTGGAAGGCTTTAGCCGACTTGTGATTCCATTACTTGATGCCAATGATGAAAGCTGTTGGCCGGAGCGGTTCCCTATCAGTAAAATCAACGAACTGCGGGAGCAGACAGGTCCGGCTAAATTTCGCAGCCAAATGATGCTTGAGCCGATGGGGGACGATGAACTGCGTCTCGATCCGAATCGTCTAATTCGGTATGAAGACGAAATTCAACTTCGGCAGAGTAACGGACAATCACTTCTGACTATTTCAGGTAGGCGAATGGTCTCGGCTACTGCTTGGTGGGACCCGTCATTTGGCTCGCCGAAGTCTGGAGATGCCAGCGTTGTTGCAGCCGTTTTCGTAGATGAAGACGGTGAGTATTGGCTCGACGACATTCGTTACCTTGAACATGATCCTACACAACGTGATAATGTCGATGAGGCAACACAGCTTTGTCGGCAGGTCGTCGATTTCGTACGAAGGCTATTTCTTCCTTCAATTACAGTTGAGACTAATGGATTAGGTCGATTCCTACCATCTATTCTACAGCGCGAGATCAATATGGCTGGCCAAAACTGCAGGGTCCTGGAGCATGTTTCGCGCAGCAATAAGGACCAACGTATTCTCAACGCTTTTGACCCGGTAATAGCGGCTGAAGCACTCCATGCTCATACACGTGTTTGGCAAACACCGTTCGTCAATGAAATGCGTGATTGGCGTCCTGGACGAAATGGACGGGATGACGGACTTGATGCAGTAAGCGGCTGTATACTCAATGAACCCGTTAGGCTTCGCAGATCGGTGGCAAAGCTAGGAAATTGTTGGCGAAACCAATCCATCGGCCGTGCTATTGAGATTGATTTCGTTCCTTAGAAGGGGACAAGAGGAAGGCTGACGTTGCCCTAAAACGTTCCTGCGCAGCCTCCGTCACATCTCGCTCACCCGGCATTCCAGCGCGCGCGTAATGCGCCTCGATCCTGCAAAGTTTCTCCCGAAGCCAGTTTCCATCAGCATGACAACCTACTGGATCAGTTCTAACGCTTGATGCCCACGATTGACGGCGGCGATGATGCGGTCTGAGACGAATGGCTTGGGATCGTCATTGTGTTCCTCAAGGAAGCGTTTGATGGCGGTCTGCAGGTCGACGATTGAATGGAATACGCCTCGTTTCAGCCGGCGTTTGGTCAGCTTGGCGAAGAAGCTCTCGACTGCGTTGAGCCACGAGCACGAGGTCGGCGTGAAGTGGAAGACGAAGCGTGGATGGCGCGTCAGCCAGGCCATGACCTTGGGGTGCTTGTGGGTGGCATA